GAGCGCCTAGTTGGTAGCAACGCCGAGCGTCACCGCAACAAGGTCTTGCCGGACGGGTTCGACCCCGTGGCTATGCCTACGCAGGACGAGCGCTTCAAGCCGGACCTGGACGAATACATCATCAAGCGCGTTGCCGCCATCTTCGGTGTATCGCCCTCCGCGCTAGGTGTTATCGCCCGCGCCGGTCTTGGCGGCGGCAAGGGCCAGATGGAAGGCGAGCAGCAGTCCAGCGAAACCGTTTCGACGCGCCCGATGGAGAATTACATCACGGACTGCATCAACAGCCTTTCGCGCCGCTACCTGAACGCAGACCACAACGTCACCTTCGTATTGCAGGACAACACGTCGGCTATGGACGAAATGAACCAAGCCAAAGCCCTGCAGGTAAGCCTGTTCAGCGGTCAAAAGACGCTTAACGACGTTCAGGGAGAACTGGGCCAGTCCCTTTACGATATGCCCGAAGCAGACGAACCTTTCATCGTGGCTGGCAACGCAATCCAGTTCCTGAAGGGGATGCTAAACGTATCCACTACCGGCGAAACGATTGGACAAAGTGACCAAAGCGCACAAGGCCAAAGCCAAAGCACGCAAGGCGACCAGCCACAAGCGAGCGTCAGTCAGGGCCAAGCGCCGCAAACTGACCTAAAAGCGCAGGAGGCCAAAGCCTTCGCCAAGTTCGCCGCCAAGCCCCGAGCGCGTGACTTTGACTTTGCTCACCACACGCCCGAAGAAATCGAAGTCCTGAAAGCGCAGATAAGCGATACCCCAAAAGGTTCGGTTACTAAGCGATCCGCTGACGACCTGCCCGACGCAGCCACGCGCAGGAAACTGGAAGCCAAGCACGCCGCCGAACTAGCGACAGCATTGGCAACCGGCATCACGGGCTACAGGGAAGCGATTGATCAAGCCATCGCTACAACGCCCCCCGGCACCGACTTCACAGCGGTTCAGGCCATCGTAGGGCAAGCGGTACAGCACAACGTAACCGCCAGCCCCGACGCGCTCGCCTCATCCCTTCGTAGCGTATGGGAAGCAAGTATCACAGCAGGCCAGCAGTACGCCGAGGGACAGATGCAAGGCCCGTTAAAGCCCTTTAGGACCGGCGAGAAACTAACCGACCTCCTATCGTCAGCCGATAAGAGCGCCGGGGCCATTCAGGGTACAACGATGCAGCGGATGCAGACCATCATCGCCAACGGTGTCCACTCGCAGCAGTCGTCCAAGCAGATTGCCGACCAAATCGCCTCCCTGCTGAACGATTCATCGCGGGCCGATATTATCGCCGTGACCGAAACCAACCGGGCCTATAACCGCGCTTCGCTGGACACCTACCAGGACAATGGCGCGACGGGCTGGGATTGGCTGGCCTACGACGACGCTTGCGACATTTGCCAAGCCGGTGAAGCCGAAAACCCGCACCTTGACTTTTCGGAGCCTTGCCCGCCCGAAGAAGATGCAAGCCATCCAAACTGCCGGTGCTCAACCGCCGCCTACAGACCTTCTACCGACAACGGAGAATAACGAATGACTGACCAAATCAAGTCCGTGTATTTCGGCAACCTAACCGCCAAGCGCGGGGATGACGGCTTCATGTACGTCAAGGGTCTTGCCACGGACGACACACTTGACCTTGACGAACAGATTTGCGACCCGTCGTGGCTTGCTAAGGCGATGCCCGCGTGGTTCGAGATTGGAAACATCCGAGAGATGCACCAGTCCAAGGCCGTGGGCAAGGCGATGGAAATGCAGCAGACCGGAACGGGGTTCGTTATCGAAGCCAAGATTGTCGACCCGCAGGCCGCCAAGATGGTGGACGAGGGGATCTACACCGGCTTTAGCGTCGGCATCAAGAACGCCCGCGTGGTCAAGGATGCCAAGGCACCCGGAGGTCGAATCTCTAGCGGTCAGATTGTCGAAGTATCACTAGTGGACCGACCCGCTAACCCGTCCTGCACCCTAGAACTTGCTAAGTCAGCGGGTGGGGAAGTCGTGAAAGGCGCTGCGATGATTGAAAAGGCCGAAAGCCCAACCCTTAACGCGGAAGCGATTATGTCCGAGGAACCCGGCGTTGCCGGCGAAGTCCTTAACCGCGACCAGCCCCAGCCCTGCCAATCGTGCGCCGGTACGGGCAAGAAAACGAACGTTGAAGGCAACACGCAGGAAACCCCCTGCGACGTGTGCGACGGATCAGGCCACCAGCCCGAGGGCCGGATTGAGAACGCGACCATCGACAACCAGACAATCCCCCAGGACCGCCCTAACCGCGACATGAAGGATGCGGAGCCGGACCTCGCCAAGAAGGATTACAGCGACGCAGAGCGCAAGCAGATGGCCTCACGCGGTCAGGCTATGCCCGGTGGTGGCTTCCCCATCAAAAGCGTCGAGGATCTGAAGAACGCAATCCAGTCCATCGGACGCGCCAAGAACCGCGCCGCAAGCATCGCCCACATCAAGGCCCGCGCGAAGGCGTTGGGTCAGGAATCGCTTATCCCCGACGAGTGGAAAGCCGTGGACGCCGACCTAGTCAAGTTCGTAACGGACCTCGCCAAAGCATCGAGCGACGACCAGTGGCTCCACGACCCCGCGCAACTGTCGTCAATCCGCGACGGGCTGGTTTCGGTAATCAAGGCCGAACTGGACGAATACGCCACGGGTGACGACGAAACCGTGGACATTATGCAACTGACCGGAGCGCTTAACGCCTTCCTGTGCTGGTGGGAGAACGAAGCAACCGAAGGCGAAACCGCCGCACCATTTGACCAATCAAAGGATGACACGATGGCCTATGTCCAACTCGGCGTTAGCGCTGACCTAATCAAGTCTGCATCGGCAGACGACGCAACCGACGAAGTCAAGTCGGAACTGCGAACCGAAATCGTCAAGGCGCTGGGCCTTGAAGGAGCCATTACCACTAAGACGGCATTGGACGAGGCGAAAGAACAGATTGAACTGTTGAAGGCCGCGTTGGATGACGTAAAGGCAATGGCTGCACCGGGCGGTCCCGCCCTCCGTGCTACCCAAGCACAAACCCAAAAGTCGGCAACCGTGCTGGCGAACGAAGTGGAAGCGTCACGCCTTCGCAACGTCGCCGCGCAACTCACCGACCCAGCCATGCGCAACCAATTCCTTGACACAGCCCGTGCCTTGGAAGCGCAGAACTCCAACTACTAAAAAGAAAGAGGCCCAAGAATGGCACTAGCCGCTCCCAACCTTGACCAGATGTTCGCTGGCCTTTCGCCAGCAGACCAGGTCACACGCTTTGAGGCTTACAAGTCAGCCCTCAGCGCAGTCCACACCAACACCCTGAACGCGCACAAGCGGGGCGAGATTTCTTTCGATCCGACGCGTGGCATCACCAAGACGACCAACGTCGGCAACCGCATTGAAGCGCTGACCTCGGAAATCACCAAGGCCGTTTCCGGCGACCAGTTGGCTGCTGTCCAGTCCTCGCTTGACGGCCTTGCCGACTTGCAGAAGGACTTGACGCTTACCAGCCCGCTGAACAGCACGATTTCCGGTGTCTCCGGTCTGGTGCCGTACGACCTCGACCCGGTGCTTTCGCTGCTGATTCCGAAGGAACTCTACCTGCGCAACAGCATCGCCCGCGTTAAGGCTCAGGGTCAGGCGCTCGAATTCCGTCGCATCACCGGCCTGTCCAACGCAGGTGTGGGTGGCGTCGGCATCACGTCGTCATTCTTCAGCAGCACGTCGGCTAGCACGTCGTTCGGTGGCGTTTCGCTGAACCGTCCTGGCAAGATCACCTACGCCGCTGACAAGATTGTCAAGTCGTTCGTCGAGCAGGGTTTGTCCGACAGCGTTTCGCTGCAGGCCGAGTTCGCTGGTCAGGGCTACACGGACCTTCGTCAGTTGTCGCACACCGCGCTTATCTGGTCGCACTTCCTTGCCGAAGAGCGCAACCTCATGAACGCCGTTTCGACCGCGCTGCCGACCGCCGCTTTGGTTTCGCCAACCGCCGCTAACGACACCACTGGCTCGGGCCTTCCCGCCACGTCGTCGTCTGCTGTCTACATCACCCTCTCATCGGCTTACGGTGAGACTGCTGGTGTTTCAGCCGGTACGGTTACGAACGCCACCGCCGGTCAGGGTGTCAAGGTAACGTGGACGGGTACGCCCCCCTACAGCGCCGTTGGTGTGAACATCTACGTCGTTGTCTCGGGTACTACCTACAAGGCTTCAACGCCTTCGCTGGCTTCGGGTGTCACCGGCTTGGCCTTCGCCGCTATCACCGGCACCTACCCCGGTTCGGACGGATCGTACAACACCTACGCCGCTGGTGCTAACAGCGGTTCGGGTTACGACGGCTTCATCTCCACCTTCGCCCAGTCGGGTGGCTACCAGAACCAGTTCAACGGTCTGGTCTCGTCACAGGCCGAGCCCGGTGGGTTCCTGCAGGACGCTTTCGTGTCGCTGTTCAACAGCACGATGGCCGACCCCGACGTTGTGTTCACCACGGCTGCTGTTCGCCGTGCGCTTGCCAAGGCTATGCAGTCCAACGCCAGCAACGCGGCTTACCGCTTGAACTACACCACGGGTCAGGACGGCGCGGTCTTGGGTTCGCTCATCAACGCAATCCAGAACGAGGCCACCGGAACGATGGTTGACCTCGTCACCCACCGCTTCGCCCCCGCTGGTGTCGCCATCATCCACAGCAAGCAGTTGCCCTTCCCGGACAGTGGTGTAAGCCAGACCGTCGAGGTCCACAACGTCGTCGACTCGATGATTATCGAGTGGCCACAAATCGGTTTTTCGTACGACATTTCGTCTTACACCTTCGGTTCCGTTGCCTTCCGCGCTCCCGCGTGGTCCGGCATCGTCACCGGCATCACTGGTTGATTCTGACCAACAAGTCGCTAGGCACTTAGACAGGCTGTTCGCCGTAGGTGTCTAGCAACGCAGGTTGAGGCGGGTGGGGGTGTCCCCTTCCCTCGCCCGCCTCCCTGCCCGTTCGCAAAGGGGAATAATGTCACGCTTAGTCGGATCAGACCGTGGCCTTAAAGAAATCACCGTCAATGAAGGCTCGGTAATCCCGCGCCAGAAAGACGGAACGTTCCACGTCGAAGGCAACACCGCCAAGGCGTTAGTAAAGTCCGGCGACTTCGCAATCGCTGGCACCAATTTCCGCAGCGCCCGAGGCTTCCGATGTGTGGACTGCGGGTTCAATTCGCTGTACCGCGACCATTGCGGTCGCTGTGACGGCACCAACTTAGAAAAGGCGTAGGGATGGTAGTCGCACCGTTTTCACAGACCGAAGGCGTTGTTGAACCCTATGTGTCGCTGGATGAAGTCAAGTTCAGCCCCACCGCAGCCGTGGTGGACTTTACGAATCTAATCCCCAACAGTTCGCAGGCCGTACAGGACCGCGCACTTTACGAACTCATTGTTCGCGCATCGTCCAAGGCCGACAACTTCTGCTACGGCAAACTGGGAACGCTCAACGCGACTAGCAACACCGAGCAGGGCTGGTATCGCCCGAACCGTAGCGGCAACATCGTCATCGGCCCTAGTTTCACCCCCATCCTCGCCGTGACCGACTTCCAAACGGGCTGGGGACCGGGGTCGGGCCTTCAGGAAATCACTCTGTCGTCATCCAACTGTTTCATCGACCGCGACCAATTCTGGATTACCGCGCCGAGCACACTAGGGCTTTACTTCGGATCGCTGGGTATCGCGGGCGGGCGCTGGGGCTACCAGACGGAAATGCTTTGCCAGTGGACCTACGTCAATGGCTGGGCCAATACCTTCACCACATCCACCTCGGCGGTCGGGGCCACGTCCATCACCGTTAGCGACCCTACGGGTATTTACCCCGGTATGCATATCACCATTTGGGACGGGCAAATGGACGAGTACGTTCAAGTCTCGTCGTCCTACGCGACCGGCAGTAGCACGATTACCCTTACCAACCCCCTAGCCTTCAAGCACGGGTCCGGCGTTAGCGTCAGTTCAATCCCCGCGTCGGTCAAGCAGGCGGTAATCCACCTCATCGTCGGGCTAATCAAGGAGCGCGGTCAGGGTGCGCTCATCCTTTCCGATATGGGCGAGCCAGCATCCTCCAGCGGTCGCGCTACGCACTTGGACGAGGAAGCGCAAGCCTACGACCTCCTGGAGCCGTTCAAGGTCACCTGGGGCCGTTCGTGAGCCGCGAGACTGTACGGAACCAGATTGTCGCCTACTTGGGCGCGGCTGGTATCCCCAACGTTGGGCCGAACAGCGTCAAGACCTTCCCGCCGAAGATTACCGACGAAGGCGACTTCTACCTAGACGCAACGCCGGGGTCGGGGCTGGGTGTCATCATCTTCCCCTACATAGAGCGCCAATCGGAGAAGCGCATCGAACTGACCGGCGCTACAGGTGGCGGTAAGGAAATCACTTACGAATTCGTATTCACCTGCATCTTCCGCGCGTCCACGCCTAAGGCCGAAGATGGCGCGGCGGCTAACGAGGCTTTCCTTGACGCGCTGACCAACGCAATCCGCGCAAGCAAGAACTGCGGCGGCGGCGGTCCAATCTTCCAGTGGGGCGAAGGCTCCGTCAATGGCGGCACGGATCTAGACGTTAATTGCTACTACCCGAAGCAACTGAACGCCAGCCAAATCACGCAGGTAGTCAGCACCGTTCGCGTCACCGTCATAGAAATCACCGCCGGGTCCAGTTACGTTTCGTAACGCCCGCCAACCTACTAAGGAATCCAGTGTTTATTTACACCGATAGCCAAGAACGGGTTTACCCGAACATCATCGTTGACGGTGCCGTCCTCGTCGCGTCACCCGGCCAGTCCTACGCGCTTGACGCTGACCCCGGCGACGGTCGCTGGGAATCGGCTGTAACGCCCCCCGTTGCCCCTGTAGCGCCCGAAGTAGACATTCCCGAATCAACCCCCACCCCTAGCAACTAAGGAACATCATGGCCGGTCCATTCTTAACAGCCAATAGTTACCTCGGCATGGTCATTGAAACCACCGAGGGAACTCTACCCACCACCGGCACCGTCTACTGGATGCCCGTTACCTCCCCGCAGATTACGCCGCAGCAAATCTTCCTTCGCGACGAAGCCCTGCGCGGCTCGCCCACGACTGTCTACGATCAGATTCAGGGTGTACGGCACGATGAACTGGAATTCAAGACGTACCTCTACGCCGACACCTTCCCCGCGCTGCTTCGCTCCATCCTCGGCGGTACTGACACCAAGACGGGCGCAGGCCCCTACACCCACTCTATTAAGGTTCTAAACAGCCCCTCGACCGGCTCGCAGCCGCCCACCTATTCCTTCATGGACTTCGACGGCGCTAACTACTTCACCGCCACGGGGTCGCAGGCCGACAGCCTTAGCATCACCGCAGGAGCCGAGGCCGCAGCCGAAGCCACGGTCAAGTATCTTGCCAACCCGTACACGTCCTACACCGCCGCCCCTACCGTGTTCGCTACGCAAAGCCTTAGCGCCGAGCACATGATTCCCGCGTGGGACACTGCTGTCATAATCAACAGCGTGACCTACACCAACGTCACGTCGCTTGAGATGAACATCAACCGCAAGACGCAGCCAATCTTCACGATGGGGACGCAGACCCCCTACAACCTGTTTGCTGGCCCGATTGAAGTAACCGGCAAGATTACGATGGTGGTCCCGAGCAACGCCGACCTGTTCAGCACCGGCACGGGAGCCTACGCGCTTACCCGCTCGCCCGAGCAAATAACGGTTACGATGACCGATCCCAACGACACGGGCCACGTTGTTTCGCTTTCGTGCGGTGCAGCGCAGTTCCATTCCGTCAAGCGCACCCGAGGAAAACAGTTCACGGAAATTGAAGTCGAATTCACCGCCAACGCTAACAGCGGTGACGCAACCACCGGCTACGCGCCTGTTCAGTCCACCGTCATCAACGGCGTTTCC